TAGTGTGTCCCAAACCTTACTCTCCACGATACAAATCTCGCATCATAGCAATAGCGTATTCAAACGCCACACGAGCTTCGTCTCCTAGATCGTCCGTAAGTGTTATACGGATGGCCATTTTCATAGCATCACCATTTTCAAAGTCGTAGAATTTACCGCTGCTAATGTGTGCTACTTGTTTCTTAATGATTTGACCACCGAATAGGTCGCCCATATGACGGCAGTATAAATGCGCCTTAACCAAATGTTTACGTTCTGGATCATTTCCTAGTTTATGTAAGTATGCCTGGTACTCAAGTGTAGCAGGAGTTAGATAGCAATAACTGCCGTCGTCTAATTCTAGAAAGTCTGCCAGTATGCCTTTCAGACGAGGAAGGTCTGGCATTGTGATCAGGAATCCCTGACGCTGACAATACCATTCAATTGGATCGTAGATTGCCAAAAGATTGTAGAGATAATTTCTATAGTCTTGCTTTTCGATCTTGCCACTAAGCAGCATCTTGGCGAACTTTGTTGTTTCTGCTTCGTGATGTAAATCACTTGTAATATCTTTTAGGCTCATTCTGGATCCACCAACACACGTAAAGGTGATCCATTTTGTCTAGCCACTGCTGTGGCTTCCATGCCTTTTTGTTCAGCGATTTCAAAACTATACACGCCTGCTACTCCGCTGCCTGTTTCATGTATTTCTAAAGTAACTTCTTTAGCTGAAGATTCAGTGTGTTTAAATATTCCAGTTAGCAGTTCTATAACCAATTCCATTGGAGTGGAATCGTCATTCAACAACACCACCTTCCATAGGCTAGGGGGTTGGAGTGCTACAACTACTGATTCTTCTACTGCGGTATCTGTTGACATATCGTTCCTATGATTTCGTATTTAATAAGGGAGGTCACCCCTCCCTTATATTGTACTATTTAATGTCTACAATGTCAATGATTTTCGGCTTTGCAGACTCAGGAACGTTTCTTACTAGTTTAATAGTAAGCATACCATTCTTGGTTTCTGCACCAACTACCTCGATGTGTTCTGCAAGAGGAAATTCTCTAGCAAAATCTCGAGTGGCCAAGCCTCTGTGTAAGTAAACAATCTCCGGATCTTCGTGGCGAATAGATTCTGCTCCTTCGCCTGTAACTGTGAGTACATTAGATTCCACAGATACAGTAATTTCCGATTTTTCAAATCCTGTCACAGCAATTTGAATCTCATACTGATTCTCACCAGTCTTAAGAATGTTGTGTGGAGGATAGTTGTTGGGTACGCTGTTGGCGTAACGGCGTTCCATTTGGTCAAACATAGTGTCGAACCCAATGAGTGCTCTGCTTAGAGCGTCTAACTTTGTTAATTGATTGTTCATAATAGTCTCCTTATAAAGTAAGAACAATTGAGGCCTCGAAAGTACCTCAGTTATGATTAGTCTGCCTTCTTCTCTGTGAAGCTGGCATCAACTACATCATCTGGTCCAGGTTGTGTAGGCTGCGGTTGTGCTGCCTGCTCTTTGGCCTGTTTTTTATCTAACAGTGTTTTCATTGCTGGAAAAACTTTGTTAAGCTCTTCTTTGATCTTTTCAGCATCATCACCTTTGGCTGCTGTTTCAACTGCGGCAACCACAGTTTCGATTTCTGTGATTTCCGCTTCTGTAAGCTCTGCACGGAATTCTTCAAGATCTTTTTTGACTTCGTGTACCTGCGCTTCTGCTGAATTTCTTGCATCAATCAGTTCACGTGCTTTCTTATCTGCTTCTGCATTCAACTCTGCGTCTTTGATCATAGCTTCGATTTCAGCTTCTGATAGTCCACTGTTAGATTTGATAGTGATCTTATTTTCTTTGCCTGTGGCCTTGTCTTTGGCACTGATATGCATGATACCGTTGGCATCAATGTCAAAGGTAACTTCAACTTGTGGTTGACCTCTACGTGCAGGAGCAATGCCATCTAGTTTAAATTCGCCCAACAACTTGTTGTATTGTACAATCTCACGTTCACCTTGGAACACTTTGATATCCACAGCTGGCTGATTGTCTTCTGCTGTGGAGAATGTCTGCTGTCCTTTGGTTGGGATAGTTGTATTCTTTTGAATGATCTTCGACATCACACCGCCCATGGTCTCAATACCTAGGCTCAATGGTGTTACGTCTAGCAACAAAACGTCATTGCGATCACCACCTAGCACAGCACCTTGGATAGCAGCACCAACTGCCACGGCTTCGTCTGGATTCACATCCTTGCGTGGCGCTTTGCCAAACAGCTTCTCAACTTCTTCTTGCACCTTAGGCATGCGTGTTTGACCACCAACAAGGATAACTTCGTCGATGTCTGAGGCACTCACGCCTGCATCCTTGAGAGCAGTACGGCATGGCTCTAATGAACGCGAGATTAGTTCGGCAACTAATTGTTCTAGTTTGCTACGACTTAATTTTACCGCTAGATGTTTTGGACCACTTGCATCTGCTGTGATGTAAGGAAGATTGACGTCTGTCTGAGCTGAGCTTGACAATTCAATCTTGGCTTTTTCAGCAGCGTCTTTCAACCGTTGTAGAGCCAACATGTCTTTGCTTAGATCAACACCTTGATCTTTCTTAAACTCGTCAACCAAGAAATCCATGATGCGTTGGTCAAAGTCTTCACCACCGAGGAATGTATCTCCGTTGGTGCTTAGTACTTCGATCTGTTTGTCCCCGTCCACATTCGCGATTTCAATGATCGATACGTCGAAAGTACCACCACCAAGGTCGTAAACAGCAATCTTCCTATCAGCTTTGTCATCTTTATCAACGCCATAAGCAAGAGCTGCCGCAGTAGGCTCGTTAATAATACGGAGTACTTCCAAGCCTGCGATTTTTCCAGCATCCTTAGTCGCTTGTCTTTGGCTGTCGTTAAAGTACGCAGGAACTGTGATAACTGCTTGAGTAACTTCATGACCTAAATAGTCCTCTGCGGTCTGTTTCATCTTACGAAGAACTTCCGCTGAAATTTGTGGGGGTGCTAATTCTTTGCCCTGTGCTCGAACCCACGCATCACCATTAGAGTTTTCGTAGATCTCGTAGGGCATCAAGTCCAGATCTTTCTGAACTGCTTGTTCTTTAAATTTTCTACCAATCAATCTCTTGCTGGCGTAAATTGTGTTTTTAGGATTAGTTACTGCTTGACGTTTGGCTGAAGCGCCAACAACAATTTCATCTGTGGTGTAGGCTACGATTGAGGGCGTAGTTCTTGCACCTTCTGAATTTTCAATAACTTTGGATTTTCCATTCTCGATAACAGCCACGCATGAGTTGGTGGTGCCGAGGTCAATACCGATGATCTTAGACATGATTATCTCCTTTTAAAGTAAGATCTATTTTGAGCACTATGCTCTATGAACTGCCCTTAACGGTACAATTCACAATTTTATTTATATCAGATATTCTCTAAATTCTGAATATTTGACCACTTTTTTAGCTTTTCTATTTTAGCAGTTTGGGCTCGCTCAATGTTGGTGTATGACACAATATCCATGCTGTGCAGGATATCAATCATAGCCATCATATCACCTAGTTCTTCTTCTAAATGTTCACGGTTGGTTTTAGGCTTGCCGGGTTTGAAATTGTCTAGTCCAAATCTGCTGATTTTGCTAACTGCCTGAATTACTTCTGCACATTCCTCTTGTAGAATGTCCATGACTTCTTTAGTTTGACTGTCCATATATTACCTTTGGTTAGCGAATGGTGCGATATAACTACCGTTGCTCATGGTGCTGGTGCGCAGAGCCTTGTAGACATTTTGTACGCCTACAGCTTGATTCCATGCATCTTCGAGAGCATGATGTTTTAGCACAGGAGGACGGTTGGGATTGATGCCTACATCAAAAATTGTGCGGGTGTCGCGAACTTCCCAAAAACTCCAAGGAATAGCTTTGCCAATTTTACGGAAATACCATTCTAGAATAGTAACGTCAAATCCTGCACCGTGACTCCATACTCGCTTGCCGCCCCAACAAAACTTATACAGTTGTGCCATTGCTTCTTCGATGGAGACTCTGTTTGCGGGATCAAATGCTTCGTCCTGAGCAGCTTGGCTTTGGTTGGCCCACCAATCTAGGGTAGCCTGCGAAACCGTAGCACCAATCCGATCACAAGTATCAACATCAACACGGACATAAAATTTCTCACATTTCTTTTCGTTTACATCATCACCGAATGGATCAAATTTAACTGCTCCGATGGTGAGGATTGTGGCGGAGGGGAGAACGTCTAGCGTTTCCAAGTCGATCATAATATCTGTGTTCATACAGTTATTATACTACCTTTCTGACCAATGGTCAATGATTAAAACAGTTTTGGGGGTAATTGAGCATCACGCAATTTCTTACGCCAACGTGCTTTGGCAGCACCTTTTTTGCGTTTGCGTTCAGTTGTGGGCTTTTCGTAGAATTCTTTGGCACGTAGAGTATCCAGTGTGCCAGCTTCTTCTATTTTCTTTTTGAATCGGCGCAGAGCCTGATTGATATTTTCGTTTTCTTTTAGAACAACGCCAGTACCTTTTGATTTACTAAATCTATTCATGATGATTTTGAGACTTTTTCCAATAAAATTAAAATTTCTTCAACACTATATATAGCACGATCGTTGGCCATATGTAAATCTTTTAGATTTCCAAAATAATAAGATCGTGGGTGAGCAGCCACCCAACCTATGATTAATTCGATAGCACCATTATTTTCAGGAGAAGCATTGAATATAATTAAATCGCCCTTGACAATCTTGTCCATTAACCAAGCAATAGAATCTCCCATTTTCCAAACATAGTTAATGATGGTGTGAGGTAGCGTGGTCTGCATTAATGCATTGGAAACAATAGAACTGTGTTCTTCTGTAAGTTCTACGTGAACAATTCGAATACCCTGTAACAAAGTATCGTCTGGCGGAGTAATAACTAGAATACGGTCACTCATTTCTTGGCATCTTGAATTCGTTGCCAAATAGTACGTTCGTTCTGTTCAGCATTCTGTTGATAGTTTTCTTTGATGCGTTTGATCTGATTTCCCTGTTCATCGTGTTCCATCCACGACACGTCAGAAACACCACGTTCTTCGGCCCACTCTTTGGCCTTGGCTGATTCTTCTGTGTCGGGATTTTCGTCAGCCCATTTCTTGGCTTCTACTGCTGCTTCATCTACAAAGTCTGCCTTAGGCTTGAGATAATCGTGCCACGGTAAATGATCTATGATACCGTTTTCTAACAGTCGCCTTTGAATTTTTAGACTTGAATCGGGATTATCATGTTTCCAAGCTGACATTGCCTGCTTTTCTGTTTCAGGAACAGACGCTAAAATTTCCGAGTCTTCTAGTTCACGTTCTTGTTCTACAGCTTTCTCAGCTTCGGCGATCATTGTGTTCCATTGCTCAAGCGGTATGCCTTCTACCACTTCTGCTGGCTTTTCCTCTGTTGCTGTTATATCACCTCCTAGTGCAGTCAACGGTGTTTCGCCTGGAACTTCTTCTGTGTGTATGAGTGTTGTGGTCATCAGGCCGGTACCTGCTGGACTATATGCTGTTGATGGAAATGGCCAGAATGCTGAGGCTGCAGGCCCGGAATGATTCTGTATAGGTTCTTCTTCGGGTTCTGGCTCTTCAGGAGTTGGTTCTGTGGCAGCGATCTCTGGAGTTTCTTCTTCCTGCTTTCGAAACCATTGGAAACTGTATTGACTGGCCAGTAACAAAATAACAGCCAGCGGATCAAATACCACCACAATAATAATGATTACCCAAGTGACTGCTTTTTCTAATATATTCGCATCTGGATTGTCACCATAGATAAAGTTAGCAATATACTTGATGGGTCCTACTTCTGCTTCAACCTTGCGTACCTCTGCGGCAATTGGCGCACGTTCTTCGCTAAGGGCGGTAATAGTTTTCTGTTCGGCCGCAATCTCAGATTGAAGGCGGACACGTTCTTTTTGTTGTGCTCTTCGGATTGCAACAGCTTTGTCGGCACCTTTTTCATCTTGGCTTCGACCCATAACTTGGTCCACAGCCTCATCCATTTGTCTAAGCGCCTTCCTGTTCGCATCTATATTATCCTTGGCTGTTCGAATCTTTTCATCGTAGATTGCGATCCTGCTTTGCACATCTCCGCTTACAAGACTTTGATCACTGTGTGCTTTACTTAGGAATCCAAAGATCCCCATTGATGTGATCAGCATCAATATGGCAATAGCCGCTAACAAATAGGCTCTGATAAAATACGGTGCTCGAGTCCAATTTTGTTTGAGCCACACAGTGCCAGCTAGTTTGCTGATTTCCAAGGCCACACCCATCACAATGATTGGGATAACTGCCGCAGAGAATATGGCCACTAGTCCGGCCACACTGTAATAGATGGCCACCGCAGATACTGTTAATCCGCTGATTAGAGTTGACCAGGCAATGAATTTGTCGCTTGTATGTATTCTCATGAACTAATATTTAGCTGTACCAGTGCCACTTATTATCTACTTCGTTAAAGCAGGCAGTGGTTTGTAGATTTTTCTGCATGTTATGAGCAATAACACTCACGTGCAGGCGTTTGCATAATGTACCATTTCTAGGAAATTGCCAGGCCACTCTCACTGTACCGCTGGCATTGTTCTTGTACCATCTAGAGAATTGTCCAGGCTGCACTTCTTCGAGCGCCAGGATCAGTGAACTGTAATAGGCATCTTTCTGATCAGCATCAAGGCCTTTGAACCAACCAAAGCTGACATTAAGAATCTGTTCCAGCCAAGGCCCATTGGTCTCGGTATAGAATTTAGGGTTTTCTATGTTGATGGTCTGTGCGTTAGTGGACGTATTCATAACCAACAACAGCACCGTTGTGGTCAAGAATCTGACAGCTTTTGATTTGTACGTTAACAAGTTTATCTCCAGATTGAACAGTTCTATTTGCGATACCACATTGGCCAGCCATGCCCATTCTCACAGCAGTAAGCCGTTTGAATTGATCATCTGTGCATTCGACCACAGTCTTGCTTTCTACCTTCTCACCATTCTGAGTCTGGATGGTTTGGCTGGTGTGACAGTACTGTGGTTTCTGTGCCTGCACCCTGGGAGCTGAGCCACATCCTGTCAGCGCCGTAACACAGGCCAACAAGAATGTGGGTACCACTGCAACAGCAAGGGCTCGCATTATTGTGCCTTGGCTTGTTTAGCTTCAGCGATCAACTGCTCAAATACATCTTTCTTCATTTCAAGACGAGCATAAGTGTAGTGACGTCCGTTCATGGTGAAATGACCTTTCTCGGTTTTCACATGCTTACGGATGGCAGTATCTTGAACCTTGTAAGAAATCAAAGTACGAGTGGTTTTCTTGTCGTCTTTGATATCAATGACCGTTTCAGAATTAACTGTACCGTTGATGCGTTTTGCAAAGTTGTTCATTGCAATAGCATCCATTTGTTCTTCAGCTGCCTGAGCGTATGCTGATTCTCCTGCACCGCAGGAATAGACCATGTCTTCTTTCCACCAGAACCAACCCTTGACACCTTCTTGGGCACAGCTCTGATACCAATCCGGTTGTGCATAAGTTTTACGATCCGGAATATCTTTCATTGACGAACAGCCTGTAACTGCTACTGCCAATAAGCCTACCAAAATTGCCTTTTTCATCGTATACCTTTCTGTGTGTGTTAACGATAACAATAGTATAGCACCATAGTTGACCAAAGTCAACTAGATGCCTTACCAAATTATTTGAAGAAGATCAGAGCCATCAGCACAGCCTGGATAATAAATCCAAATCCGATTGTGACAATGTTCAACATGTCTTTTTGGATTGTGGCTTTGACAAACAACAAGGTTAATCCTGTCCAAACCAACAGTACTAGATCTACTCCAGGTAGTCTGTCTGTGAGTCCTGCCATCACTGCCAACATGCTAGGCACAGTAGCAGAGTGTAGAACAATGGCTGCGAGCCAACCAAATGTTTCTGCTGAGATCACAGAGATTTTGGTTTGAACAAAGGCTTTGACTTGATTGATGTCGATCATATTTTGGTTCCTTTCTGTTTGTAAAAAATGTGTTGTCCGATTTGACCTATTTTATCTAGCTGCCATCTCGGGTTAACGTAGGTGGCATGATAAAACAAAGCATCTTTGAGAATAGATAATCTAAATCCTTCCAAAAGAACTTTTTTGGCGACTTCATAGCTTTCATTGTATGCTTCCTTGTTGATTGGTCTGTTTCTATGTACGGAATCACATGCCCATGAGAATTGACATACAACTTTTTCCATAAAAACATTTTTTTGGTATACCACTCCGCAGACATCGTTGCCGAATTTACCAGCGGCTACCCGATTCATAGTTACCTGCGCTACTGCTACTTTACCTTCGAAGGGCTCATACCCTGCTTCACGGTAAATGTTGATGGCCAAACAATCCAACTGTTTTTCACGTGTTTGTATTGAAACCACATCATTGCTGTAGGCACCGTTCTGCTGTCTCAGTTGTTGAAACTTAGCAGTGGTCATGGTCGTAACTAGACACGCCACCGCAATCAATCCTATGATATAGGATACTATCTTAATTGACTTTTCCATAAGTCCTCCTTTAACTTGGTGCGATCTAAAACTATAGATCACATTACATAAAGGGAGTTAACTTCACGAGGCTCTGAAAGAACCCTACTTTCGTGTAGTTGTCTCCATTGGACGCACTGTCTCATAATCAGTGTGCCTTTGGCGACCCTTGGCTTCCCGAAAATACGGGTTTCTCATTGGCCAAGACCCGCGGAACCGTTTCTGCTTTTGACATAATTTGGTTCTACTATCTTAGTTTCTTTGCGAAACGTTTAATATATAGTCGATATTTTGGATTCATAGACTAAAACCGGCGATTATCGACGCATTTTGGATATATCAACGGCTTGTTCGTCGCTGAATACCGGAACAGCATTGCTCTTGTGCATGGTAGCGATACCCTTGACCATCGTTCCTGTATACACCGGACTAGGTTTCAAAACAGCATTACCGCCAGTATCTACACTTTTGATATGAGCTGTGGTATTACGGCCTTCCGGAATCTTAAGACTGTAAGAACTGCTCAAACTAGGAGCAGACAATGCTCGAGTTCGTTTCTTATCTTCGATCTCTACAGCCCACTTCTTCTGTAATTCTTTCCACGATTCATCTAGTTCGCGGGCCTTGCGAGCGTGGTCTGCAGAAGCGAATTTCTTTTTACCTTTTTTCTTGCCAGTGGTTGAAAGCCACGGACCTTCTAAATGCATACTCAAAATAGAACTCCTAAAAATTTACTGTACACATAGTATAACGTCTTTGTCAGTGTTTGTCAACACCAAAATAGGGATCGTTTTTGAGCCAATCGTAGTAATTTTGGAAACCTTGCTCCACATCAACTTTTGGATCGAAACCAAAATCTCTACGAGCGGCATCTATGTTTAGTGCGCCTCTGCTAGGAAAGTCTAAATCACGATTACCTACAATGATTTCACCCTTACCTGCAACTTTTACAGCTAAGTTGGCAGCATCTAACAGACTATGGCTGTGACTCTTGGTAATGTTGTAAGTCTTGTTGTCTGTGTTATCCGAAAGGGCGGCAGCAACGATTCCATCTGCGGCATCATCTACATAGGTAAAGTCTAAGGTTTCTTGGGCTCCGTTGACTTGAAGTGGTTGTCCTCGCATTGCACGGAGGATGAATTTTGAGATGACTCGGTCTTCCACATCAAGTGGCCCATAAACAGCACTGGGACGGATAATAGTATGAACAAGATTAGTACGGCGAGTATAGTCTTTGACCAGCCATTCTCCCGCGAGTTTGAGGATTCCATATTGTCCTTGTGGTTTACATTCATAATCTTCCTTTACATCGTCTTTGAAATCACCATACACCATAGACGAACTAATGTAGATGAACTTTCGAACTCCGTGTTTGGTGCTGTGATCTAAAAGATTCAGTAGACCTTCAGACATGGTTCGACTTCCGCGACCTGGGTGAGCATTAACTACCTTCTGTCGAGGAAAGCTAGCCATATGTATGACTATTTCAGGTTTGTCAACACTAAAGCACGATTCTATGGTCCATTTGTTCACTATGTCAAGGCAATAATACTTTGACAAATCCAATCCTTGTGAACGTTGTGCTATAAGATGAGTAATTTCTTCCTGAGGAATAATATCATAGTTGGTTTTTGTATCAATGATACTTACTGTGTGACCTTGTGCCTGTAGTCTTTTGACTACGTTATGGCCGATAAGTCCTAGGCCACCTGTTACTAGAATATTCATTTTGTTTGCTCGGCAATCATTTTGTATCCTTTACCGGTTGGGTGTACACCGTCTTTAGATAAATCTGCAATCTTTACCACCCTATCGTGATGTTCATTGGCAATCTTAAATACAATGTCAGCAATATCTTTCTTATTTGCTGGTAGTATCCAATATACTCTATCAGCTTTGGTCAGCTGTCGAATAGTACGCAATTCACTTTCTGTCTTAACATACTTATGGTCATTACTACCCAAGCTGATAATAACTGTTTTAGCAACGTAAGGACTTTTACCCACATTAGTATTCAACCATTGATAACTATTGATGCCGCCTTTGGAATATGAAACACATTCCTGTCGCACTCGGGCTGTGCCTACTGCAATACTGTCGCCCATAATTAAACACTCTAACATAATTCCTCCGAAAATTTCTATCATAAAATATACTATAACACCTTTTAAAATTTTAGTCAAGAGAAAGCCCACCGAAGTGGGCTAGGTCTTTATTATCGATTCATCACGTACATAGTGATTTCAAAACCAAAGCGCATATCTGTTGCTGATGGTGTAGTCCACATAGTAGTTCTCCTTGTTAAAAATTTAACATACTGCATTAGTATGTATCGTTATTATATGACAAAACCACCACAGATCATATAGTGAAATTCATTAAAACACCATAGCGATTTTATTGATACTGGTTACGGATTCCAGCGATACCTTATCTTGTACCCGATTTTTCTATTAGATTATCTCTAAATATTTCCCAGGCCTTTTCCCAAGTCCAACGACCACTGCCTTCCCAAACTCGTTGTCTATCTAACATCATTGCATCGTTGACTGCCTGTTTTAAATCCTCGTTCATACAACCAGTAATGCCTTCGTCTATGACATCTAATGGACCTTGACAAGGATATGCGGCCACCGGAGTACCACAGGCCATTGCTTCAATCATTACAAGTCCGAATGTTTCCCAACGACTTGGGAACACAAACACTTCTGCATTGGCATAATATTGAGCTAGGTCTACTCCAGTCTTGTATCCGGTAAAATGTACGTCTGGATAATGTTTCTTGTAGGTTTCCAACATAGGTCCGTCACCTACCATTACCTTGAGATATCCTGGATAGTCTAATTCGAAGAATGCTTCTAGGTTCTTTTCCTTGCTGACTCGACTTACACAGACTATATACCTGCTAACAGTTTCTACTTTATGCGTAGTATTAAAAATGTCACGATCAACACCACGAGTCCAAGAAATAATATCTCCATCAAATCCATGATCCTGTAACTCCTTGACCATTGTGTCAGTGGTGGTCAATACCTTACCACTGTGTTTATGAAACCACCGCACTAAAGGCCAAGTAAGGGCTTCAGGTATGCCAAACAGCTTTCTAATTCCTTCTGGAAACTTAGTATGATAAGCAGTGTTGTAGCAATAATTGTGTTGGTCAAGATATTGTCTAGCACACAGACCCAAAGGACCTTCGGTGGCGATATGGATATGATCCGGATTGATCTCCTCAAGTATCTTGCCCACTGTGCGTTTCCTGGTAAGGGTAATCTTGACTTCGTTGTAGCCAGGGCAATCAACATGGCGGAACCTCCCGGGATCAAGATATACAACACGATAGTTGTCCCGAATCGCACACGCCTCAATATTTTTGTAGGTCGTAACCACACCATTGATCTGCTCCGGTAAGTTATCAGTTATTATAAGAATCGTCTTTGTCATTCTGTTTAGTCCATGTAATAATTTCCCACGTACCATCATGATGTTCTACCAATGCAGTACAGCTTTCAACCCAATCACCGTCATTCATATACGCAACACCGTCTATCTCTTTGATCTCTGCATGGTGTATGTGTCCACAAATGACACCATCGAAGCCACGCTTCTTACAATATGCCGCTAGATTCTTTTCAAACTGAAATATAAAGTCTACTGCTTTTTTGACTTTATGCTTAAGAAACTTGCTAAGGCTAAAGTACCCAAAACCCATACGGCGACGAATCCAATTAAATTTATTGTTGAGGCTAAGAACAATGTCATATGCTTTATCTCCTAGGAATGCTATCCACGGTGCAAGTCTAGTAATGCCATCAAACAAGTCACCGTGTGTAACAAGATAGTGTTTACCGTCTGCACCTATGTGTTCTACTTGATTATGAATTTCTATTAGACCAAATGAGAAACCATATGGAATCATAGGTCTTAGAAATTCATCGTGATTGCCAGCTATGAATACCACACGGGTTCCACGTTTGGCGTGTCCTAGTACTCTGCGTACCACATTGGTATGGCTTTGTTTCCAGCGCCATTTGTTTTGTTGGATTTTCCAGGCATCGATGATATCTCCTACAAGATACAGCGTGTCGCATGAATTGTGTTTGAGGAAGTTATTGAGCTTGTCTGCTTGACAGTCTCGTGTGCCTAAGTGTACGTCAGAAATAAAAATGCTACGATAAATTTTCTGCATAGCAGTATTTATCGTAGCACGGTGTTACAAAGATTGCAGTTGTATTACAAACTTAGATCCTTACCAGTACCCACTTAGCTGTAAATGGTTTACCTTCGGCCTTGTGTTTCAGTATCTTAGAGAACTCTTTTTTCTTGAGTTCAGAAATTGTTTCTGTATCATGGTCGACGCAAGCCCTGTACAGTTTAGCTAGAAGCTTTTGCTGTTTCATGGTTGTGTCCTCCTGTACTTTATTTATTAACTGTTTAACACTTTGGCCACAGAATTCATAACGCTGGCAATACGTCCAATGTCACGAAGCTGTTCAACTGTATAACCTTCTGTCTTGAGTGTTTCGTAATGTGCCTTAACACAGAAGTGACACTTGCCAACAATACTAGCCGCCAAACTAAATGCTTCAAAGTTTGCTTTGGTAGTTCCGCCATGACTCGCAATAGCATTCATACGTAGGCCTGCTGGTAAACCTTTTAGTGCAGGATCATCTGCCATCTCAACATATGGGTACCATACGTTGTTTTGTGCCATAATGCTTGCGGCTGTCATTGCTGAGTCTGCGTGAACAGGTGCGTCTGCTAACATGACAGCAAGTACCTTTCCGTTACCAGTTGCGGCCAATGCGGCCACAGCACAACCCATAGCCACATCCGCATCTAATGTACTACGAACTAGTACTGCGTCCAAGTTTAGTTTTGTATCTTTTGCGTAGTCTGGCAACGCTTCTTTGATTGATTCAATAAAACTCATTTTCGTCCCCATTTAATATTTGCCCAGAGCCTATCATACAAGTAGTATGATGTCATCCAAACGCAATTTATAATAATAGTAGGAACAAGGGCCTGTGTTAGACTTTGTCCTGTTACTAACAACATCACATAAGTTGAGCATATGACCCAAATCCTATAGATGACAGTCTTAACTAAGGTCCTTGTCCTAGTTTCCATTAAAGTGTTTCACCGCCTACTGTACGGTTACAAGCACAAAGTTCGCCAGTTTGTAGCGCATCAAGAACACGAAGTGTTTCTTCTGGGCTACGACCCACGTTCAAATTGTTGACAGTAACGTGTTGGATAACGTTGTCCGGGTCAACGATGAATGTGGCACGAAGTGCGGCGCCTGCTGGAGCATAGAATACACCAAGCTGATTGATTAGACTTAGATCTTCCATGGTCTCGTCATTCCAACGTTGTGTATCAGCAAACTGATTGTGTGTAATCTTCTTCAAGTCTGCGTGAGCATTTTGCCAGCTGACTTTACAGAACTCATTGTCTGTGCTACCTGTGAGCAATACTGCATCACGGTCAGCAAAGTCGCCTGCTAGTTTGTCGTAGGCCACGATCTCTGTAGGACAAACGAATGTAAAGTCCTTTGGGTAGTAAACGATTACTTTCCACTTGCCTGGAAAACTTTCATCTGTAATTGTGAAGAATGCATCTTCTGGCTGTCCTGGCTTGACACCTGTTACTGCGAATTTTTCTAATTTATCACCAACTGTTTTCATAACTTCTCCTTGTGTGTGTTGAAAACTATCTCTTCAGTGTTTGTACTGATGTTTTATTGTAATAGTATTTAACTTGTAAATCAACCTTTTTAATAGATTTCTACAATAATTATTTCTATTAGGCTTATTGATTTTTTAAATAACAAAAGGACCCGTAGGTCCTTTTGACATTCTAATTTTGGATTAGAATGATTTGCTTACAGAAAATACTGCCGCATCCTTGTACAGTCTTTGACCATTAATGGTGTTAGCTGTTTGGAATGAAGAACTAGTGCCACTGTTGGTGTAATACTTAGCGGCCAAGTCCCAACCTTGTAGATTGTAACCTAGACCGACATTGTAGTCAGTGTAGTTCAAACTTGAGCTGTTATTAACTTCTGTGCGGCCAACGTGTGCCAACAAGGAAATTTTAGACTTGCCAAGTGGCTGAACGATGTCAGCTTGGTAGTACTGACTGTTCTTGCTGTTAGCTGTGCCAAAGTAGTTGCTTAGTGATTGGCTGTACTTGACTGTTACTGGACCATAACTTAGACCAGCAAACAATTCGTTTGTGTCAAAGTTTGTTGATGTGTTGTTTGTGGCACGTGGATAAAAATAATTGTAAGAACCAACATCAAGTGTTAGACCCTTAATAATTTCTGTCTTGAAACCTGCGTACAAATCACTTTCAACGCCCGATCCATTTGTGTACATGTCACTGGAAACTGAACTGTTCCAGTTACCAACATAGAAACCGCTTGAGTGAGCGTAGTCGATGCCACCTTGTACTGCTGGTGCGTTTTGGCTTTGACTAACACCGCGGAAACGATAGTCACTTGTTAGTCCCAAATTGCCAGAAACCTGGGCTTGTGCGGCTGTCGCTGTGAGTAGCGCCAGGGCCACGATTGCTAAAATTTTCTTCATTTATAATATCCTTTTGAATGAATGACTTATATGTCATTGCTTATTATATAGTATTTCTACTAATCAGGTCAATAAAAAAGCGGCTACGAATAGCCGCTTTTGGTGGTTTAGGTTACAAGGTATAACTACCTCGGACCGCTGTTTTTTAGGCAGCTAGGGCAAATCTGCTTTCATTAGCAGCACCGCGAACGGTGTTACCAGTGAAGCTCATTGCGCTGAAGTCAAATGTATCTGCGTTTGCATTTACGAGTTTTGCTTGATTAACGGTCATCGCCTACCGTGTTGCCGTCTCTATTATCTCACCCTGTCGAAACCATGGCAGGCCCATTATAAAGTACACTCAGCTTTCGCCTTGCTTCCAGAATACTCGGATCGGAGTATACTTTATGGTGGACCTGGCGGGAGTCGAACCCGCGTCCAGAATGCCTTCACTTTGAAGGGATTACAACAATTCCTTACATGAAAACTTCAATCAAAACAAATATAACAATTAAAATTGCTACAATGATCTGATACGCTTTCATATTATTTACGCAGGCTGGATATTACTAGCCTGCTGTCCTTTCTGACCCTGAGTTACTTCAAACCTTACACTTTGTCCTTCTTGTAGGCTCTTGAAGCCACTCGAACTAATCTGTGAAAAGTGAGCAAATAAGTCTGCGCCACCATCGTCCGGCGTAATGAATCCAAAACCTTTGGCGTCGTTAAACCATTTTACTTTTCCTGTTACCATTTTACTTTTTTCCTTGTGTTAAAAATGTTTATCTGTGTGTGTGATTAGAATTGATTGTTAAACCAACCAATCTTTTTACCTTCTGCAATGCGTTTTTCATATTCTTGGACACTACCTGGCCATCTCCAGGCCCAAATTGCTACCAAGCACATAAAGGCTGCTGTGTATAGTATACCACGATGGGGTACATTTGTCAACCACATGATAGCCAAACTACTGCTCATCATGGCCAACATGAAATATTTCATTTTGTTTGGGAATACCCTACGTTCACCCCAATTGGTAAGAAATGGGCCAAACAGTTTGTGATTATATAACCAGGCATGCATCTTTGGCGATCCCTTGGCAAAGCAGTATGCGGCAAATACAACAAATATGCTGTAGGGGATGCCGGGAGTGATTACTCCAACATAGGCCATGCCAAGGCTTAGAAATCCTAGTATTTTCCAAAATAGTTTTTTCATGTTATGATGCCACCACGCGGTTAGGTACTGAGGCCACGATGATGTCTTCGTGGAGGTTTACTGTAAATTTGCCGCCGGCAGCACCATTCAGCGTAGCCAGTTTATTGATAGGTTTTCCGATTCTCACTGATTGTCCTCCGTACGGTAATCCAGGTATGGCGTAACTGATATGTATCCAAACAGTATCCCTTACTAGATATTCCAGCAATAATTGATCATAGGGTATGTTCTTTTCGATCCAAACAGCTATCTCATAGTATTTGTGAGCTGGCACACCCCTAAACTGAAGGTCGGCTGCCTGACCTGTGCCATGTTGTGCCTGGCCTTTTCCTTGACGATATGAATTGGTGATCAACATATTAGGATATTTTGCTTTGATAGGCTCAAGAATATTTAATGCTAATCCTGCCAGATTGTTTACAATATTTTGAACAGGCAATCCTCTTACATTATCTGCCAGCTGAGGAATAGTTCGAGGAAATGTGACGTTTTTTATCGCTTGGCCAAGTGTAAATCCGTTAGGAGTTAATTTTGTGGCATAGGTAAGATCGCCTGTTACTGCTGATACAGGCCTGCCTGGAACTGGAGGAGATGGAGGTGTTCCTGGTCCCTTAGGTGTAGGAGTAGTAGTCAATGTCTTATATTGTGCCGCAGTAATTCTGCCTTCTGCTAGAAATCTGTCTGCTTCTACTTTACCAGCAGTGTTGTCATCATCACCTTCCACATTCTGCACAGCTGAAGTCACAGTAACAAAAGGCACTGCCGGCGGTGCAGATGCTCCACCTGTGCTGGCAGCGTCGTATAGTGCAATTAAAACACCGTTGGCATAGACATTAACAGCATCATAGACTGGTTCAACTCGTCCATTGGTACCAAACCTTAATCCTACTATGGAATTAAAGTTATGTTTGTGTGGTACTAGATAGTGTCCGCCCGCGGTTGACGAATCTGCTACTACCGGATTAATTGTTGGGGTTGCCACCTTTAGAAATCCTTAGGTAAATCTTTTATTTTATTAAAATAATCTATAAATTCTGGAAAAGAGACTTGCTCAGGTCCTGCATTTTCAAGGTATAATTTATAGGTTGAAATTAACCCAATCCAATCTTGTGGTCCTTTCATATGTATGCCAGCACCCTTGGATCGATCATAAATTCCTGCAAGGGATACTGCAGAATTTTCAGATGCTCTTGCGGTGTCTTCAGATGCTTGAGCAATATCCGATAATATTGTTCCGATGGTGGTTGACCCAGGAGCTATGGCAACAGACATGTCAGTGAGCGATTGTGCAGAATTTTCAGATGCTCTTGCGGCATCTTCAGATGCTTGAGCAATATCCGATAATATTGCTCCGATGGTGGTTGACCCAGGAGTTATAGCAGCATACATCGATGATAGTATTGAATTTTGAATAGATGACTGAGTCGCTAGATCGGTTAATTTATCAGACACATTATCTATTTTATCAGCAATAAATGCCATACTCAATGACACCTGTTCTAACGCTGTTACAATTCTAATTAAATGAGGACTATAGTCATAAGCAATTGCATTATTGGCAGTTGCTCCTGTACCTGCAGAAGAGGTGGTGAGCACTGCCGCTACAGGAGCAGTTGGTGTTGTAGGTAATAATGAACTGTCGTTGGCCATAGTACTTTCCTAAACTAGTATTTAAGCCAGTGCAATGCCGGTGGTTGACTGGATAAATTGATCAGCAAATGACTTGTCTGTGGCTTCTGCTACTGTTACTGTTGTTTTTAACAGTTTGATTTCTTTGTCAGGATTCACAGTAAACAAATAGGGCATTAATCCTGGACCTTTTGGTCCCATGCCAATCACTTGTGGATTTTTTAGTTTGTAGTATGCAGCACCGTCTTCAACTAATTTAGCAACAATTTCCTCGCCGCTGGTTAGTTTTAATGTAATAACTTCACCTTCTGATACGCCTTTGTCGATTAACATGTTTATCCTTGTAAATGTTGTTTAAGTTCTGTAAATCCGCCAATCAAATTTCCATCTAAGAAAATCTGTGGCACAGTTCTTGCGTTGGGAACAGCTTCTAAAAGCTCTTCTTTGCTGTAACCATCTCCGATCTTACGTTCTTCGTATTTAATACCTCTTTGTGTTAGCAGGGCTTTGGCCTGATCACAATAGGGGCAATTATACTTGCTCCATACGATAGCTGTCATTATATTTCCTTTGTTAATTTGAATAAATCACAGCACCTTTTTTGTCCGTGACTCGAACCAACAACACACCTTTACGTTTGTACTGTAGAGCAGCACTGATAGCTGCCTGCTCGCTGTTATAAGTTCCTATAACGATCCAGCTTTCGTAAGGTGAGTTGCGTTTGTACTGTGCTTTAAACATATATTATATAGCAGGTAATGCATCGTAGTCAAGATTTTCGCTCATCACACCGATTACATAGTTAGTGCTTTCGCTTTCTTGTAGAGCTGTTTGTTTTTTGCTAGTATCAACGTGTTTGTTAAACCAAGGAATTGGAGTTGATCTCGGAGCAGCTTGCTGATATTTTATTCCAATTTCTTTAAGTGCAGATACTGCTGTGTAGTCCACAAAGTCTTTTAAAATATTGGCATTCAATCCAATCACTGGCCCTTTGTTAAACAAGTAGTCAGCCCATTCTTTTTCTTCACGTATGACATCTAGATACAATGCGTATACTTCAGACTCACATTCTGCTTTGACTTCAACAAAGCGATGGTCTTCTTTGACCACTTGATTAATTAAGAACGCTGTCCAGCCTTTGTGTAACAGTTCGTCTTGTAGGATCAATTGGATGATGTTGCCATTGCCCATGAAGATCTTGTTCTCTACCATTGCAAGGCTTGTAGCAAAGCTAACCATAAAGCGGAATGCTTCCAAAGCATACGATGCATGTAGTGCCATCCAAATTGCTCGGATATATTCTTTTTCTGGAATTGTTTCGCCTAATTGTTTACGACAGTTGATAACGTGTAATGCTTCATAGTAGTTGCCAACACTTGATGCCATATCCACAATTTCTTTGGTATCATGTATGGTGTTGAACACATCTTTGGGCACGTTGTAGATGTTACGGATAATATGGCTGTAACTCTTTGAATGAATGTTTGTTTCAAAGAATGTCCAATTGTACACCAGTGCTTCCAATTCAGGCAAGCTGATCACCGGCATAAAGATTTGACTTGGTCCACGTCCTTGCAAACTATCCAATGCTGTTTGGCGTAACAGGTTACTAGTAAAGATGTGCTTGACAGCATCACTGGCATCCTTGAAATCGTTTGAGTCTTTAGTGAGACTGATCTCTTCTGGTTGCCAGAAGAAGCCACGTGCTGTTGCTTCAAAGTCTGCTATCTTTTTATACTTGACTTCTTCAAATCGTTGAATAGTAACCGGGCCTGCTGGATCCAGAAACATCTTACGATTTAGATAGTCTGTCTTTGTGTTTAAATTGTATTGTGCTTTGCTCATAGTTTGCATGCCTCGCAGTCTTCGTCTTCTTCTATGATTTCACGCTCGTTGTGGAATCCGTTGTAATGAACTTCTGGTGTTCGTTGTTCTTGTCTACTACCGGCCTTGTTGATTAGGCTGTAGTAGAATGTTTTCAATCCCCATACATGTGCCTGCATCAAGTTCTTGGCAATCAATGTGGTGGGCACTTTGCGATCCGCAAAGTGTGCTGGGTTGTAGAATGTATTGGTTGAGATACTTTGATCAACATAAGCTGCCAAGACCGCTGCTGTTTTAATATAACCGTCACAGTCTTTCTGTTCCCACATCAGTTGATATTTGTGTTTCAATCTATTGTATTCCGGAACTACCTGTGTGAATGATCCTGCCTTGCTTTCTTTAGTAGAAATCAAACTCATAGGCATTTCAATACCATTGGTTGAATTGATAACTACAGAACTAGACTCCACGGGTGCAATGGCCATTAGAGTGGCATTCCGCACACCGTGTAATATCATTTCTTGTCGTAGTGGTTCCCAGTCAAGTTCTGGTGCAAAGTCAGTGAGCTCGTTTACTCCTCTGGCTCTTCTTTCCCAAGGGAACTCTCCCTTGCCGTATCTGGTGTGATCGGAATCTTTGCAGCGTCCTCTTTCTTTCGCCATTTCGACCGTGGCCTCTGTAAGGTAAAAGGCTTGATGCTCCATCCAAACTTTAACTTCTGCCAGTGCGTCTTTGTCGCCATATTTTATTCCCCTTCTTGCATGCCAATAAGCAAGGTTAGTTACACCAATGCCTAAGGGTTGAATTTCGTCGTTGCTCAACTTGCTTTGAATACTCAAAAAATCTTGATAGTCCAAAATGTTGCACAAACTACGTTGTAGTATGCGACATGCACGGCGCATGTCTTCTGGGTTACGGAACGCACCCCAGTTGATGGATCCCAGTGTACATAACGCTATGCGTCCTGTCTCGTCGTCTAGTCTTTTGAATGAACGAGTTGGTAGTAAGATCTCACAGCACAGGTTACTTTGATATATGGTATGATATTCTGGATCAAAAGGACCCTGCTCCATAACATTGTCAATAAACACCAAATAGATGCGACCTGTATCTGTACGCTCCTTGAGAATGCCTGACTTGAATACTTCTTCAGCACTCATTGTTTTCTTGCGCAAGTCTTTGCGTTTTTCGTATTTTACATATAGCTCTTCGAATCTCTGTGTGTTTTTATAAAATGCTTCATACAGGTCGGGAACTTCATTAGGATCAAAGAATGTTATGTTTTCTTTGTTTTTAAAGCGTCTCCAGAAGAATGCCGAGAGTACGACACCATAGTCCATATGGCGGACTCTAGTTTCGTCTGTGCCTTGATTATTCTTAAGCACGATGAGATCATCAAACTGTAGATGCCATATGGGATAAAACACAGTAGCTGACGCATTGCGGATACCACCCTGACTGCATGAACGTAAATCACCGAACCATTTTTTCAGGAACGGTATCATACCTGTGTGTTGAATCTCCCCACCTCTGATGGGACTGCCCAACGAGCGCAGACGTCCTATCTCCAAGCCAATGCCAGCACGTTTGCTGGCATACTTGGCCATCATCTCACCACTAGCAAAAATGGAGTCAAGGTCATCATCACTGCGAATGAGCACACAACTAGAAAACTGCTTAGTGGGAGTGCCAAGGCCAGCAAGAACAGGAGTAGCGAGAGTAAATAGACCGTCTGAAGCTGCATTGTAATATTCCTTGATTAGTTTCATTCTAGCTGTGTTGGGTTCTTCTTTGTGAAACACAGTGGCCGCTGCTATCATATATCGGATCTGAGGTGTTTCATAGATTTCTTTGGTGGCACGATTCTTTACTAGATATTTTTCAATCAATTGTTCGATGGCTGCATAAGAATATTCTTCATCTTTAGCATGGTCCAGCATTTCGTGCATACGGTTCCAGTCGTCTTCACTGTACCATTCTAACAATTCGTTGGTGTAGAGCCCCACTGATACATTCTTCTTTACAATGTCATAGAGGTGGGGAGGTGTGTAACTGCCATACACATCCTTCCTCAACATGCTGAGTCTTTGTTTACCTGCTACGAATTGGTAATTGGTGTTGCCTACATCTGGATTTGATTCAACATCAATTAGATCCACTATGGCTCTTAGGGTAAGGCCATCTATCTCTTCTGTGGTGATGTTGTCATAAAAATGAGGTTGTGCTTTGATCTCTATCATTGACTGACTAACATCAGCAATGCCTTGACAAACTTTCGCTACCTGCGCCTGCCATTTTTCTACTGCCAACGGCTCTTTATTGCCGTTTCTTTTAATAACTGTAATGCTTGTCATTTATCGTTCTCTGTTTTATCGTTGTGAGGTATTTATTGCAATTTGCTAACTGCGTATATTGTCTTGGTATCGAGGTGTTTAAGTTGTTCTGCGCTTACTACTGTGCCATATTCAAGGTTAAGAACCTGTTCGTTTCCGACTACTAACATGTATTGGTGTTGTTTCTTTTGTGGACACATAGACATATGTATCTCACAATTGGTATCAATAAACCGCTGTGTTAATTTAATAGTATACAGCATTCCTAGCACTAATGCAAGATCATCCAGCCTAAGATCCAGCATGAGATGCCATGGATCGGGCCATTCTGTGGGGAGTTGTGGATCTAAGTATGGACTTACAAAAGGTGCATGACACCAAAGTTCAGCAACATCTTCCAATGGGGTTGGACTTGTTTCTAAACTTTCTCTAAACTGTCGCCAAGCTGCTAGTCTTTTGGTTCCATACTCATCAAACACCGTAGGCCACATCATACGATATGGACCCGGCGATACCGGTGGCAAGAGGATTTTTATAGGTCAACATCACAGTATCTATTACTGGTGCTGTTGAATCGTCTAAGACAGTGTTGCTGCTCTTAGATACACTGAATTCAAAATTACTCATTGTGTTTCCTCCTGGTGATGTAAGTGTATTAGGTGAATACGTAAAACTATCTGAGATTGAGACATCGCTGCCGTGACTAGCAGGACTGAGATCGTCGCCGATGACTATAGTCGCTGTGCCATACCTAGTGTGCTCGCCCAGTTTAAGGCAGTAATTTATCACAGTAAATTTGTTTTGTGCAGAAAATGCTGCTAGGGGAGCAAAACTGTCAGACAGTGATATCGGTGCATAATTTTTGTCAACAAAGGACACACCCGCAGCGTTATAGACTTCTGAGAAAGCAGCTGTGCCAGATATCACAGTGACCGCTTGTTGGCGATCGCTGGTGCAGTCAACTACCACATTGCCTATCTTTTCACCAAAGTACACCATGTAGTCGTTGGGATTGGAACTGACTAAACTGATACCGTTGCCTACAGATTTGAATTTTGATCTCTGTATCAATGTGCCGCGGCCAGCTGTTGATCTGAATGCTTGATTGGCAACTTCTTCAAATTCGCAGTCATTAATCTGCCAACGATTGCCTTGAGCAGTGACTCCATCGATGTAGATAGATGTGTCATTGACAAAAAATTTGCAGTCTTGGAATCTCACTACAGTCTCAAACGTATTATCACTTTGTAAACACTTTGCTGATATACCTTGTTGTTCAAACACACATCCGTCAAATACAATATTATGTGCTCTGGTGCCAACATCATCGTTCTGCCAAAATACCGCAGCAGGTTCAGTAGCTAATGTTACTGAATCGTTTAAATTGTAGTTGCCGAGAAATCGTACATCTTGAAATCTGGACTCTGCTAATCCAGATAGAGTTAGTGTTCCAGTGGTGCGTTTAATAGTAAAATTACTCCATTGCAGATTCTGTGGTCGATTGGTACTATTAAAGTCTCCTAGTTCAAGTCCTTGGCTGGTTATCAATCGAATGTCGTTGGCGCCAATGTTTAACACAGCTCCTAACTGTGTTTCACCTTTGAGAATTACTCCACTAGGCACAGCCAAGTCACTGGTGAATAAATATTCACCATTGGGTATCAATAATTCTTTTTTATAATTTTCGTTGGCGTTTCTAAATAGTTCTGTGAACGCAGTTTCAAATGCTGCCACACAGTCAGTGCTTCCATCACCTACAGCACCGAAGTCTGCCACACTGACAGTTTCATCCTCTTTGCTTTGGAGGCTTCTCGGTACGCTGAGAGTAATAGCTGTGTCATCGCTGGCGAACTGATAGCTAGATGCTAGTTCTAGTATGTTATCGTGTTCTGTGAGTACTTTAGTGTTGCCCACATACGGAGCACCTTCTAACACACTACCGTTGCCTATAAACAGTTCTTGAGAATCTACTGCCCATGCAAATTCAGCAGAGCTTAGTTGCGGAATGCCACTGTTTGAATTTTTTTGTCCTCTACGGACTTGGATTTTCGATATTTGGACAACGGCCACGGTATTCTCCTAGAAACTTCTGTTTCTAGTATTTAGCTTATCGTAGGGCGTAATACTCTTCTACTTTGTTCAACCAAGCATCTTGCCACTTGTTAAAGTCTTTGGGTTCCAGAGTAAACTGTTGATATTCAAAAGCACGTGAACACATAAAGATAACACCCTTGCGAATGTCTGTGCCGTAGACTTCATTATGTGCTAATATATAGGCCATCAGTTGTAGATAGTAATCTTCTACCCATTCTGCTTTCTTGGGCTTGTTGGTCTGCTTGTGATCCATTACCGCGGGTTCACCATCATGCACACCTACAAGATCAGTGGTACCCGAGAACAGTCCCGGAAAGTATAGACTCTGCTCCATGGCCCATACTTCGCTGACTTTGCTGAGACCGTTCTCAATGATAACATCAGCCATTTTATTGGCCTGAACATGCACAGGTGCGTTGCCGGGCTGTCGTTGTTCACCAACCACAAATCGTTCTAGGTTGGCATGCATGGCTGTGCCTACTCCAGCAGCTTCTGTGGTGATCTGTTGTGCTTTAGCATGTCCGATCCGATCTCGCCATTCGTTTAAGTGTGTCATATCCTTGGTAGCTGAAAGGATAGTAGTAACACTCGGCAGGCTTTCACCGTCGGGTGTTAGATACACACGTTTGCGTGTAACAGGATCGTTGATCTGTTTGCAGTTTTTGTATTGGATCCGTTCGATGAACGGTGGAGGAGTAAAAGTTGTAGTCATCCTGTATATATTACAGGATTTAAATCAAGTTGTCAAGCCTGAGCAGCTAATTGTTGGGGAGCAGCAGATGCTGCTATTTGATCCACTTGGTCTTGACTAGTTTGACCCTGTTTGACTGGCGTTTGAGTATCTTTGTCAGTGCCTGGTACATTTAGTTCAATGCCGTCGGCGTTAAAATTCTTTACTAGACTTTGTATGATTGGGCTAGAGTCATAGATGCTTTTAAAAGTTTCATAGTCAGCACCCATTTCGAATCCGCTGCGATCTGCAATCTGCTGTAGGCTCTTCCAATTCAACTTGGCAGCTTGTTTTTTAGAAGCTGACCTTCCTACAAAGTTTTTGAGTATGATCACAAACTTGTCGAGATCAACATCAGTATCTGCGAATTCAAAAAATCTCATTTTATCTGTGCCAGTTGTTGTTGTAGTTGTTGCAGTTCTTGTTGCTTGGCTTTGATTTGATCCTGCACTTCTTTTTTAGCAGCAACTACTTGTTGAGCCTGCGCTGCCGGATCTACTTCACCGCCTAGGCCACCTGCCTGAGCTGCTTGTCCAACTGCCTTGACTCCCTGTCCCACTGCCTTGGCACCTTGTGATGCTACATTGCTCACAGTTTTAGCACCTTGTGACACCGCGTTGCCAACACCTTTAGCAAGAGCAGTACCACCTCTCATTGCAGCGCCACCCAACGCAGCAGCGCCTCGTGCTACACCGCCGGCAACTGCGCCCAACACCGGTAGAATTTCATCTAACTGCTGCTGTTCTTTGGCAGAGGTAATTTCACCGAGTCGCATTAGCCTGCCAACACTTTTAGTAGGCTGCTGCTGCGGTTGATGCTTTCACGTTGCTCACGTCCTGCATCACCTAGTCCACCTGCTGCTGGTTCTGCTGCGGCAAATTCATCTTCGCCGCCCATGTCGCCTATGTCGCCGTCCATGTTCATTGCGTCTGGCTCTGCTGGTCCCATTTCATCACCCATCTCAGCTGGATCACTACCTAGCATTTCTGCACCTTGCTCTTCGCCAGTTAGTTGGCGAACACCAGTGGCCATTGTTTCGCGTGTGGATTTTAAATTTTCCAGTGCTTGTTGGATCGCAGGCGCCACTGAGCTAATAAATGCTTTGGCTTGCTCTTGTCCCATTTCATCACGGATTGAATCACCCAACTGTAGCAGTGTGTCGTTCTCCATGCTTGATAATTCTTCAATCCAACGGCTGACTCTGTCAACCATGGTCTTTGCTGTAACGATAGCGGAAGCCTGTTGTACTTCGCCTTCTTGTAATCTTGTCATAATATCTCCTGTTGTGACGGATTCTGTGTTAACTGATTCTTTCATATTGGCTTCAATCCATTGCATGACATCCCATAGGTCATTGACCAATTGATTTGGTCTAACTGGGTCGCCTTGTCCGCGTTCTGCCATTTTAGATTGTTTTCTAATATCGGCTAAAAGATTAATCGCATCTTTAGCATTATTAATATATGCTTCGTTGGTATTCATATCTTCCTTTTGATTAATGCTTTCTGTGGCAGGTGCACCGGTTACGTGTACTTCCCATTTCTTGCCGGTGGACTCGCTCTTTTTAGCTGCCCAGTCCTTGAGTTGGTAATAATGTTTTCTTTCGGCTGAGTCGTCAGCATACTGGCCGCGACCCTTGAATACTTTCCACTGCTTGCCGTTGATACTAACAGCAAAGTTGTTTGGTGGTTCTGTGTTGCCTTCGTCATTTTCTCTTTCTCTGCGACCCATGCCACTAACGCTGTTATCTTGGTCTCGTTGATATGCATCACGACCACCTTCGTTGTTAACACTTTCGTAGTCTTCGTCCGATCCAAAGCCTGCTGATGCTAGTGCATAGTTGTCGTCTGTTTCACCACCCTCGTCGTCATCTGATCCGCCAACTAGATCCTTGAACTGATCTTCAAGACTTTCAATGTAGTTGTCCATATCGCGAAGCTCACCGCCATCCTGATCAGCATAGGCATACCATACTACTTCAACAGCGGATTCAACATCGCCTTGGCTTAGAGCAGCTAGGATTTTGTCATAATCTGGATCACCGTAGCCACCGATTTCGTTCATGTCTTCGTCGAAACGTTTAAGGATATCCATTAATTCTTGTCTGTCGATATCTGCACCTTCTTGGACACTAGTATCTACTATATGTTCTTCACGATCCATTAGTTCTGCAACAATAGCATCGTGCATGAACTGTGCCTGCGTTAGGGTTTCGTTTTCGATAGTTTCATTGAATCCGCTTTCTTGTCGGGCTGTGTGTATTTGGGTGCGTAGTTTGTTACGTGCATCCTCTAACTTAGGAGTATCAAAACTCTCTAGGTCTAATTTAGTTCCAAATGTCTTGGCCAAAGATTCGTTGAGTCTTTTTGAAGATCTATTGTTTTTAAAAAGGTCGGTTGTTCTCATTTTATGGGATCCAGATTGATGTAGTATTTATTCAATTCACAACAAACGTTCTGCTTGATTTTTAGCAGTAACAGTGCGATCTCGGCTTTCGCTGTACCTAGCCCACAGCACGTCTGCACGATCGTAGTCCTGTGTATGTATGGCTTTTTGATGCTGTGCCCTCAGCATCTGGCTGTCAACAAACCAACGTCCGTATTCTTGATCAGCTCTGTACAATACATCCACTGATACATGACTGTGTCTTAGGGCCAGGATATTAGCCATTTTGATAGCCACAGAGTTTAAGTGTATTTCTGCATAGATCAACTGTGTGTTCCTGTAAAGGAATTTGAGATTATCTTGATTGGTTATGAGTACGTCGCCCACTAGTATACCGTCCGGAGTTTTTACTGGGATGATATTTTTAGATAATTCTCGGCGAACTATCTGTTCTAGTCTACGGCTGATTTGTGTCATGAAGAAAGGACCATCGGTCCTTTATTTAACTGCGTATATTTTAGTGGAATATTTTTATTAACGTTTCGAAATGCCCTGATACAAATCCTAGAACTGCTATACCGCCTAGAACAAGATACATCCACTTCTGTTTAAATTGTTGCAGTTCGGAGATTTTAGCGTCTAGTTCTGTGTGGGTACTTTTGATAGATTTAGCCAGCTCTGCATGCTGTGTGCATGAAGCATCGTACATTTGATCTAGTCTAGAATTTATACCGCTGCCCAGCTGATTAACATCGACTTTGATTTCGTCGATCTTTTCATCCAGATTAGCAACTTTTGTTTCGACTATGCCAAGTCGCTCTACGGTTGTGGCCATTCAGGCTCTCCAATGTTATAAGTCAAGTGCTCGCTCCGAGCCATGTGCCTAATGTATGATTGAATGCCTAATGGGTGCCTTTGAACTAGTATTTATGCTAACTGTGTAAAAACACTCTTTGCCTAAATCATTGTTACCCAAGTATTTATCATGTCACCTTGAGTTTGGAAGGCTGCTGGATCTATGTCTTCACTGTTTTCTAAATCAACTATCACCGGCACATGATTGAGATCATGCACCAACAAATATACAGGATCACCGTCCTGTAAAAATACCTCATCACGTTCACAATCAAATTCCCAGATCCAATGTGTGGCCTTGCCGGTGGCTGGTGCAGGTAGTCTTCCTGTGTGTTTTTTTGGATCACGCAGCCATTCCACGTTGGATCTCAATCCTATGGCCTGTAGTAGGCTGTTGAAGTTGGCCTGCTGTCCTAACAGAGTGCTGTCAGTGGTGTCCCGTGAAGGTTGACTTCGGGTTATATCTACAAGAGTAACAATTTGGTATCGTGCCATAATGTATGTATTTAACTCACAGAAATTCAGCCAACAAAAAAGCGCCTTGCGGCGCTTTAGTGCTTCCCATCCCTGAGAATAAACTTAATTTAAATTAAGCGAATGTGATACCTGTTGGTACAACTGTGGTTACAGTGTGTGTACCACCAACTGCTGCTGTAAGTTCAGCTTCTAGTTTACCATAAGATGCATCAGATGCTGATGGGCTTGCTGCTGAACCATCGTTTAGTGTGTCGTCTGCGTAACCAACGATCAAACCAGTTGCTGATGGTGTGCCAATTACATAAATCTCACCATAGTTCTGAGCACAACGAACTGCTTTGGCTAGGTTGCTGTTAGTGGTTGCTTTGTTAGTAGTAAAGTCACCTGATGTTAAGTCACCGCCGTTAACGATCTTAACAAAACGTAGTTTACGTGTGCTGAACTGTGATGCTGGATCAACAAATTTGTATGCGTTTGCACCCACACGAGCTGCTGTGATTTCTGCACCAGCGTTGTCATAAATTTGTGCTACTGTTGAAATGTCTGCCATGATAAATTCTCCTTGATCAATGACCTCGCTCAGAGGCCGGCAATATTAGGAACCACCTTGATTCCTATGCAAGTATTTATATTGGATTGAGAAAATCAGGTGTTTTGATGTATTAATCAGCTCTAAATGGGGTCCAACGATCACGTGGTACTAGCTTAGATCCGCCGGCTACATAACCTTCTCCGCCTGGCTTGCCGCCAGTGCTTTGTTCTATTTCACCACCTGCACCATCGAGCTCACGGATCACTTCATCTTTGGCCGACATGATCTCACGTACTAGTTCAAACAGCAGATCCATAACTCCGGGATAGCGTTCGCTGTGGGCCTGTACTTTGGCTGCTTTGGCTGGTGCTTTAGCAAGAAACTGCATGAACGCATCAGTATTGATGTTGTCTAGCTGTTTGGTCTTGCTCTGAGTATTCACAAAGGTGTATATTTCAGTTTGTAGATAGCCCATGCCTGCGACAGGAGCTAATAGGCCGTTGATCTTTGTCTGGTTCTTGGCCAGGGCTTCTATCTTAGCTAGATTATCTGCACCCACAGCTGGTCTATGACTGACGCTGGTTAGTCCGAATACTTCAAGTGCAGGAGTGTTATTAAACAGTTCCGGATTATCAAAATCTTCTCCACTCTTGTCCCCAAAATAACTGAATACCTTGTGCGCTGCCACGGCTACCTTGGCCTTGGCCAGTGCTCGACCCGTGTCGCTGTTGACCATAACTGAGTAAGTGGTTTGATTAGGAGTGAATGAAATGCGGCCATCTGCACCTGTGTATGACTTGCCTGGGTGGAACAGGATATCGCCGTAGACATAACCACGGAAATCTTTGGGCGTAGCAGCTTCAAATATAGGCCACAGTGCTGCCATATCCCCAGCAAACTTGGGCCGCCAGTCTTCGCCTTTGCCGCGGCTCATGATGAATGATTTCAGTTCGTCTGGGCTAGAGCTTTTGCCTTCTTCACGACCCCAGTTGTTCTTGCCCACCATGCGGAATGTGCCGTCGTCATCACGTCCCCAATACACTGTGGGATTGCCGTCCCACTTGATGGTGATACTGGTTTCAGGTTTGGCTAGGTCTTTTAGGATCTTGATAGCTTTGTTAGCGCCGTTGGCTTCTGTGAATACTAGATCTTCTAGGTGATTAAATTCTCTGCCAACTTTCTTGGCAGGAGGTGCATCATCTTCTAATAACAGTTCCCAGAATCTCATTTTACTATTTCTATAAGTTGTCGCATCCAACCTATAGTACCTGGTTGATAGCTTTCTATTTGATTGGCCTTAGGCAGCTCTATGCCCTGACGACCCAGCGTTTCACGAGCACCTGCGACCAATTCTTCATAGTTAGGCAGTTTCTTGATGTAGTTAAGGATCGCATCTACTGAGCGAATGTCTTTGACCGTGGCTGTTTGACCCAATAGCTGTTTAGCAATGTTGTTCCAATCATTGCCGTCGGGCAGCAGTTCATCTGTAGTGGCGTTTAGCAGTCCATGCTTGGGACTGTACTTCATTCCTCTAGCACGAGCAATTGAGCTCAATACAATATGACGGTGCTCTCCACGATACTCGCCTTGACCACCAATCATACTTCCCTGTTGGAACTTGGGATTGGCGGAAAACATAAAGTCAGCCTGTACAAATCCATTGGCTGAATCACCGTTGATAGGCACCTTCCAATGCACGTTGTCGCCGCTGAGTTTGATGTTCTCTTTGCCGAACTGTGATATCAATTTATCAGCAAAGGTTTTTTTGTCTACTTCGTTAGCATCCACACTGAGGTCTAGGTCGCCGGAACTGTTGCGTTCAAAGGTGCCATCTGGATCTTCTTTGCGTCCAGTGGTGCCTAACCATTTAACTGGCTTCTTATCGTCTAGATCTTTCTCTTTGGTAAAGTCTAGTCCTGTGATCTTTTCGATGTAGTCCACTGTGCTTTCTACATCTGCAGTGGCAATGCGCTGTGTTAGGGGCTGCTTGTCTGCACCCTTGAACACATTGCCGCCTTCTAGTAGTTTACTCTGATTCATTTAACGGTCTCTTGGTTCTTTTGGATTCGGCGATCTTGCGTATGCCTCGAGTGAATTTGGCAGGATCCTGCCCACGTATGGCATTTAACAGTCTTCGTTCTAGTTCATCTGCCTGTTCCGCAGTGTAGTGTTTTTTCAACGTTTCTAGCAGATTAATAGCTGAATTGATGATGTTGGTGGCACGACTCTCAAACAGTTCATCCTTGTTTCGGATTTCTGCCAGTTCATTTAATTCCTGCAGGATCGATCTTGTTTTTAGTTTCATGTGCCTTTCCTAGTCTAGTATTTACCCTCTGCGCATCATTTGATATTATACACTGTTTGTTCTATTTAATCAAGTTGTAACACTACTAATGGTAAATACTGAGTAGGAATACTAAGTTCTACACAAACACACAGGGAATAAAATGAAATATCTATCAGAAAAGATGCAGTCTATCCTAGAACGTTTAAGTGAAATGTTCCCAGGTAGCAGCTATCAATCAAGTCTAGATGCGTATCTAGCAGACAAAGGCATTACCGATGCCGCACAGTTGGAAAACTATATCCAACAATACAACTCCCAAAAGGAAAAATATCTATGAAAAACTTCTTAAACTCAATCTGGTCAGCGTTTGATTCATTCGGCCGAGCTCGTGCTGCTAGTCATTTGGCTCGCATCGGTCAGTACGAAGCAGCCAAAGCCTTGATGATCAAGTAACTTGTTGCATCGCAAGATATATACACTATGAACTTAGTTTATATACACGGTGCTAATGCCACCAGCGAAAGCTTCAACTATATTAGAAGTAAATTAGGTAATGGCATAGATATCGACTATGACAGTCGTGATGGATTTGAACACAATCTAGCAGCTATGCAGCAGAGTTTGGCTGGAGTCGACGACTGTTTTTTCATAGCGCACAGTCTAGGTGGCATATATGCTCTGCATCTCAGCCATCATTTGCCCACACAGGTATTGGGTGCAGTTACACTAAGCACACCCTATGGCGGTGCTGAAGTAGCAGACTATGCTCAATACTTTTTACCATTCAGCAGGCTCATGCGCGATATTGGTCCCAGCAGTTGGGCCATGCGGGAAGCGGCTAAGATCAAAGTACAGCATCCTTGGTGCAACGTGGTCACTGTACAGGGTCGCAGTCCTTTCATAGTTGTGGCCAACGACGGAGTGGTCAGCATTCAAAGTCAGCGGCACCATGCAGATATGGAACTAGTAGATGTCGACTATAACCACTATGAAGTGGTGTTGGCAGAACCCGTGGTAGAGATCATCCGTGAACGGATAAACAGAATCAGAAAATAGCTTGTTTTTTTAAATTAAGGCTATATAATAAACTAACAGCGAAATAGAAGTAGCTGCTAGACACAGACATTACACACAGGAGAATTAAAATGTCAGACACTTTTACAGCACCAAAACTACCAGAAGTTAAATTCAACAAGAACGGCTACGAAATCCGTACAGACATCTTGGGCATGGCAAAAAGCCTAGTACAAGATGATTTCCAATCTAAATTTGCAGGTTGGGAAATGACAGCTACTCGTGATGAGAAGACTGGTCAAATCGTTACTAAAGTAGGTATGCCAGAGTTTCCAGGTTTAGATAAAGTACTAGAAACCGCCGAAAAAATGTATTCATTTGTTAACAGCGGCGTGAAGAAATAAAAGTACGCTCATAGAGCATTACAATAGTGGTAAAAGAAAAGCACCTTCGGGTGCTTTTTCTTTATCTAACTGTGGCTAACTTAAAGAACCGCAGTATTGAAATATACATCCAACCTAGATCAAACTCCCACCACTTCTGACTGAACTTGGCATTGGCACCATCGGCATGATGATTGTTGTGTAGTTCTTCCCCACCAATCCATATAGCCCAAGGGATGATGTTACGGCTGGTGTCTTTGGTATCTGTGTTGCGATATCCCCACCAATGGCTGAGTCCGTTGACTACACCGGCCGCCCAGAACGGAATCCATATCATTTGAATACCCCACACAATCAGTCCCCACGGTCCAAAGAGCAAGCAGTCTATGACCAGCATTAAAAGAATACCTGAGCGACTGTGTGCGGAGTAAAGGTTGCGTTCAATCCAATCATTAGGACAGTCCTTGCTCAAGGAGTCAACCATTGCAGTGTCTTTGCTGGCTGAATGATAAAGCAATGCTCCTCCGAATAACACACGCCAAATACCGTAGATTTGTGGACTGTGTGGATCGCCTTCTTGGTCCGAACGTTGATGATGTTTGCGATGTATGGCCACCCATTGACGAGTAATCATGCCTGTGGTTAGCCAAAGCCAGGCTCGCATAACGTGGTTAATCGCAGGGTGAAATTGCACAGCTCTATGTGTTTGGCTTCTGTGCAAATACAGAGTGACACAGGCTATAGTGATTTGTACCATCACCAGGGTGTAGATTATTATATTCATCTTTTACTTAGTCGGTTGACAAAAGCCCAAAATAATAGTATAATACTGTTATGAAAAAGAAAATCATACTCACAGACGCAGATGGCGTACTTTTGGATTGGGAATGGGCATTCTCAGTTTGGATGCAAGAACGTGGTTATACACTGACAGCAGATAACAAGAAGAGCTATTATCTACATCATCACTACAATGAGCTAGAAGAAAAAGACGCCAAAAAGGTTGTCAAGACTTTTAATGAGTCAGCAGCTATTGGCTTTCTGCCTGCACTTCGTGATAGTGCTTACTATGTTAAACGACTGCACGAAGAACACGGCTATGAATTCCGTGTTATCACAAGCCTAAGTCTAGACAAGAACGCACAGAAACTGCGTGAAATGAATCTGCGTAAGTTGTTTGGTAATGCTATTGAAAGTGTTATCTGTTTAGATACAGGAGCAGACAAAGACTCTGCATTGGCTCCGTACAAAGACAGCGGCCTGTGGTGGATTGAAGACAAGCCGCAGAACGCCGATGTTGGATACGCACTAGGATTAAAAAGTATTCTTGTTGAACACGGTCATAACATGCATCATACCTGTGCCTATCCAGTGGTCAAAGATTGGAAAGAACTTTACAGTATTATCGTAGACCATTAACAAAGTCTAGTAATAGATTGTAATGGATACCTCGATGCCAATGCGGCTCGAGGTATTGTTTATCATACCACCATTGTTCGCTTTCTAAATGACATCCTATTAGTCCGATGTTCTTGTGTATAATCGCCATAGGATCATTGTTGCTATAGGTAGCCACAACGTCCACATTATCACCAACGAATGCACAGCCGTCATAAAAATACATCCTTTCATTATTGCCCATCCATTGCACAGGCATAGCCTTGGGATGTGGCCTACGAGTGCAGGTATTCGGTCTTCGAATATATTGTTCTACACTGATATTGGGTAGAAGGTCGAAATAGTATTCTCCTGCCCAATATGCTCCCATACAGATACCCAGATACTTTCCGCCACGGTTAACAAAGGTCCTTACTGCATCACGATTCCACCGTAGCAGTCTATCGAATCTATCAGCATCACCGAAGCCACCAGGAAAACATACGCAGTCAACATCATCAAAGAATGAAGATTCAACTTCGTCTGTAGAAAATAATTTGAAACTGTGCTGGGGGGAAAGAGCTTTGATTATTCCGTTTGCGGAATCTACCGCACACACTGGCTGATGTATGAATAACGCAATCTTCATCTTAGAGAATATAAATGCTCACTTAGAACGCCATTCCGGGGCACGACTCCCATAACGCTCTGCCCAGCAGCCGGGCAACCCTGAAGTAACGCTAACGTTCCTAAGGTAGGGTGTTTGGTTTTGGTGGACAACAATATCTTGGGTCACACCATTCATCTTCTGCGTACACTGACGTAAAAGAAAAAATCAACATCAATGATAAAAATACATTTTTCAAGATCATGCTTCTTCTTGTGCTTTCTCTATGGTATAATCTGCTTCTGTGCTATCTGGATATCGAGCTGTTAACTTGGCAATGATGTCTTGACGATTGTCGCCTTGGATACGAGCAGTTTTGCCTGATGCTGTTTGTGTTACTATATAGACTCCAGGACCGTCATTGGCATCTGCTTCTGGTTCAGCTTCTGGCTCACCACTGTTATAACTCATAGGGAACTTGTTCTTGAGATCGCTAACAGCTTTGGCAGCATCGTAGCCTCCGCTGACAATTTCAGTGGAGTTCTTTTTGAGTTCGTCGGCGTTGGCTTGGATAGCATCTGCAATACGTTTCATCAGGCCTGGAAATAATTCAGCAAACTTTTCATCTTTACGAACAGTTTGATTACCGTTGTTGATTTGATTTGTTGGAGCATGTAGCTGCCACTTGCCGTTTACATCATCTGCATTCTGTTTGTCAAACACAGAGATAATAGGACCGTCATCGGCATAGCGATTGAACCATGTGGCGCCACTACTAGATCCTGTGCAGAAACTGGCATTGAAGCCGTGTGCATTGTTGAAGTTGTAGCAGGAACCGTAGTTGTAAGGAATAGTAACTAGATAACGCTCATCATCGATCAGTGTGGTTTCTTTCTTTTCACGTTTGTGTTTTTCAATGACCTCGGCGTCTTTGATTTTATTGAGCTCGTTGCGATAATCTCTGTTCTGGATGATAGCCTGTATCTGGCGTAAATTCTTGAACTTGTTGAAGTCTTGATGCGGCTCTTGAAGTTTGCCGCGGACGCTTAGAGCTTTCCAGGCACCTAGTGCATCTCCGCCTTCACCGTTGATGTCTTCGTAGTCAGCAACGCCGTTGATATACATGCGAGTCAACCACTCATCAAACTTGCCGTCTTGACTGATGTCACCGTAGTCTGTGCTTTGTAATGATATGTCTAGCAACTCACTCCACAACTTTAACACTTCGTCGTCTGTGGGTCTAGGTCCCAGTGCTGCTACCTTGGCCTTGGGCAGTGTGCCATCGTGACGCATGGCAATGCTGAGCATCTTGATGGTTTTGGGATCTTTTAGTTTGGCTGCTACGTTGGCTTCTAGTACGATTTGATTTAGTTTCATCCTGATATCAAGCTCCTCTTAAAGAAAGAGAGAACCGTTCCTAGTTTCTTTTGATCACCACCAGCGATGTCTTTTAACAACTGTGCTGGTCCTTCGTTGAACTGTGCTGAAACGCCGGCAGATGAGCCGTATCGGCTACGATCAAGATTACCTGTGGTCTCTGGATAATAATGACTGGCTGTCATTAACACAGCTGAGTTGATAGCAGAACTAAGGAAGCCAGGAGTATCTGCAGTACCAGCTTCTAGTTGTTCTAGACCGTTTTGCAAGGTTTCAATGTAATTTAGTTTACGTTTGGCTTTTTCAAACGCATCATTCTTGATCATGTTGGCAATATGGCCTTTGATGTCTGCTATGCTTGCTGTGATAGCACGAGACCATAAGGGTTTGAATTTTGCCACCAAGGTTGACTGTGTGACTTCTGTACCACCGGCACCTCTTTGAGCATTAGCACGTTCCTTTCGTTTGTCTGGAACTGAGGTAGTATTCTTACCTACATAATACTTTTGTAATTTGCCAATTTCGCCTTTGAGAAAGTCTATGATGTTACCACCACGACCATCAGACACTGAACGAGTTTCGCCACCTGTGCTGGCCACTGCTTCATAGTTACCACCTTTAGCTCGTATAGCACCTGTGCCTTTGGTTCCTTGAATGATCACCCATGCACCTTTGTAGCTGTCTTTGAGTTCACTCCAGGATATTTTATCAACTGGTTTGTATCCAATGTCGTGTGCCAGTTGCATGTCTTTGTGCAACTTTTGGATGACTTCTTTGCCGCCTGGTTGGCCAGCAATTAGGCTCATAGTAGTGCTGGCTTCATTTACGTAGCCTTCTAGCAGTTGAGCAAAAACTTGATAAGATTCTATTCGCATTTTAATTACACCAGCTTTGTTTAGCATCTCCATAATACTCGCGGGCAAAGCCATTGGCAATTAGTTGAGCACGTAAACTTTGTCCGTTTAGAATGATGTCGCCCAATACACGACCACCGAATTTATCCCAACCGTATAGAATGACTTGTCGCTGTTGGCTGGCGTTAATGAGACCTTTAGTGAAAACGGAAGCGGCTTCGCCTCGTTGCTTTTCTGAGTCGCATTGACCTCTAAATCCTTTTTCCGGAGTATCGACGCCGTAGACTCGTACCGCAAGTTCGGGCTTAAGGGGTTTAGGTAGAAAGGGTGCGGCGATAACAACTGTATCGCCATCCGTTACTCTGATAATTTGTGCGTCATAGGTCACTCCCTGTGGCGTCTTTTGTGCAAATGCCAACAAGGGCACTGTCAATAATAATAGTAGTAGTTTATTCATATATGTTCCTAGTGATTGTATTTATTCGTATGTAACAGTGTCTGAATCTCCTAGACGCCATTTGGGATTGGTTTCAACCACCCACTTCTTGGTAGCTACTTTGAAGTCTGGATGCAGCATGTCTTTGGGATTTGAGGCAGCATCAAAGAATCTGCAGCGATTATTAGGCTGGGCAGCATACTGTCCGTTATCTAACTCAATAAAGTTAAAGCTCTTGTGATCTTCGGGCCATTCTGAATAGGTGGTGTCTATGATGTTCATGTCTGGAGCAGCATTGTCCACTGTGAACAAGTAGTTGCCTTTGTGTAGCTGCCGATTCTTGGCATAGAACTCACAGCTGAGATTGCGTAGAAATGCTTTTTGTATCACAGCTATGTCATAACTGAAACAGTCCCATATTTGAAGTGTGTCCAAGGCTAGAAACTTGTCCGGTTCTAGATTGTCTGTACGGCTCACATAGGCATGCAAGGGCAGCTTGTCATATAAAGCACCATAGCGTGGCAAGTAGGCTTCTATGCGAAACGCTTGACTGCGTAGGCTTTTAATCGAAACCCATATGCAGGGTTCATACTCACCGTGTCCACTTTTAAAATCATAGAGGAATTCTCTACGCACAAAACAATGTACCGGAGGAAGGTTAGCTACTAGGAAACTCATTCTTATTCACTTGCTGTCACAGCAACATAACATCCTGCTGCCAGGGCTGAGATGCAGGTGTATTCAAGATGCATGGCGGTGTTGGTCAATGGAATGTCGCCAGCGCCCGATCCGTTCCAATTGTCCAATCCTGTTGAACTATTGGCAGCAGAACTGATACCATATGTGACATCACGACTAGTTGTCATTGCAATGATCAGCTTAACCTGTGCTCCTGCCGTGTAATTGCTCAGTGTGATAACTGCGGTGCCAGTTGGAGCAGTCCACAAGATGATACTGTCTGTGGCAAAGTTGATGGTACAGGTTGTGCCGCCACTAATTGTTCTAATGCCGCCATCGTTGATTACAACTCGCGGAGTGGTAATAGTTCCGTTGCTGGCAATGGCTAGGTTAGTCAATGTGCCAACTGAGGTTAGGCTACTTGCTGTTACTTCCGATGCTAACGTGTTTCCTGTTAATGTGCCAGCAGCCGCTGTGACTGTGATGTCAGCACTGCCATTAAAACTAACCCCGTTAATATTACGAGCTGTTGTTAGTGTCGCTGCCGAGCCGGACACATTGCCTGTGACATTGCCTGTTAATGGGCCTGTAAATTTTGTGGCTGACACGCCGTCTGCTACTGTAATGTTAGCAACATCAACACGAGCAGATGCGGCTGAACCTATTGGAGTCACTGTGAATGTTATCTTACTGCCTTGTGCTGTGGCGGTTTGATTTTCCAATGCCTGTATGCTAATCTGTGCCATAGCTACATTTCCCATACCTGCATCAGTCTGTGCTGTGGCATTGATACGTAGCACATAGTCGTTGGCTAATACTGCTGTTCTACCATCTGTAAAGTTTCCGTTCCATCTACGTGCCACTAGACTGACATAGTCGCCGTTACCGTCAATGTATACACGACAAGGGTCTTCAATCTGTCCAGTAATGTGTAGCATAGTACCATTAATACCTGGAGGCACTACGTCGCCTGTGCTTGATCCTATAATCTCCACAGCACCTAATTGCACATCGCCTTGAGTAACGTGTATTATAACCTGCCCGTCTGCTTGGACCGTAAACGCTGGAGTACTTTCTAATGTTTCTGTAAGACTTCCGTTTGTGGAGTGAACCTTAAACTCCCCAATCACATGAACACTGCCGCTTCCGTTTGATGCCAACACCATATCTTCGTTAGCATTGATTGATGATAGAACAGCGTAGACTGTGCTGTCGGTATAGGTGCCTATAGTAGCGGCAAGGTCGCCAAACGAAAAGTCCAGCCCTTCCGAATCAATAATGATCTGGTTGTCATTGTTGAGAACAACGCCTGGCCCTAATTTGATACCTCCAATTTGGGTAGAGGAAGCAATGGGATAGCTTATTAGACTACCGCCGGGGGTGACACCGTCGCTGATACGTAGAGCTCCGTTAGCCTCATCATAGAACAAAGTACCTGCTGTGCCTACATAGGTACCAACAGCATACGACATCTGCCCTGTTCGAAACTTTCTAATAGCCATTACCGCTCCTGGTTAATTTAGGTCGTCGATCTCGTCACCAGCAACAACAATACCAGCCATCTTACGCATGCGATCTAGTTCACCCGTTTCTTTCGTGTCTTGATCATCATATGCACTTGGCACACCCGCCACTTTCTTTAGCAGCTCGTGTTTCTGTTGCAGTGCAGGAACCATCACTGGCTCGTCATCTAGGTCTGGCTCATCTACCTCAACAGGAGTCATACGCTGTTGGGTCGAGTTTTGACTTAGGTCAGCACCTTGTCCTTGCTTTTGATCTAATAAGTCTGCGATGTCTCGCATGATGTCTGCTAATCTCATATGTGTTCTCTCTTTTAATTAACTCCAAGGCCGACCGTTGACCAAACCGCCCACATTGCCGATATTAATTGTTTGTATAGTCATATCACGCTCTCTTTAGTATATTTACCGTTTATTAGATTCCAAATCTTGCTCGGTCTGCGTTGAAGAGCTGTGAAATTTGACCAGCCGATAAATCCGTGTCATAAAGTCGAGCTATTGCTATGTTGCCAGTAAAATATCTTGCTGCGGCATCATCAAAAGCAATCTTTATATCGTCTAGAACACTACTGGTATGACTGACGGTATTAGTGGCAGTAGTAATTCCACTTGCTTGACACAGATATGCTGTTGCTGATGTGCTGGTAACAGAAACAGCAACCATACACCAGGTCAAATCTGGTACGGTTAATCCACTTTGCCAATTATAAGTGGAAACAGTATTGTTCCAAGTATATCCAAGTTGATTGGACAGGTGAAAATCCATTCCAGTAGTACTTGTTCCTCTGGAAAACAAAATACCATCATATTGGCCTTGATCTCCGTTTCTTCTTATCCATGCTACAAATGTTGCTGCCGTTACTGTAAGAGAACCTGTGCATTGAACATAATCATTAGTACCATCAAACACAATAGATCCGCCATTTGTGGCACTATAAGTTGGTCCGTTGGTCAATGTGCCATCACGGCCATTCCCACTCAAATCAGTCCATGTGGTTCCTGAACCCGGATAACTAGAAGCGTTACCTGCATCTAGGTATAATACCGGATTGGCGGCGGGTACAGCCGTCCAAGGACGACCAACAACTAGGCCTCCTACATTGGCGTTGTCTACTACTGTGTTGCCGCTGTACAAGGTTGGTAGTTGTGTGGTATCTAGTGTTGCTCTAGTGTATCCGTCAACAGTTCTAGTTTTAGCAGCTATGGCTAATTTCTGTAACTGTCGTTCTTGCTTGCTGCCTGTTTGATTTGTGGTGCATAGGACTGTGCCGCCATCTACTAGACCCAGCTGTGTTAGTGTGGTAGAGCTGTCGCCAAATGTTAGACTGCTTTTGCTGAAGTCATTCATAGTGCTGACAGTATAATATTCTGTGGACAATACTTCGTCAGCGGCAATGGCAGTGATCAACTGATCTATGGTAACAGTTAGGTTAACAGTCACTGATCCCTTCTTTGATAATCCCCAATAGTTAATTGTTGCCATTATTACTCCCAGTCTAATATTTATGTAAATAGTTGACTATGATCAATAAAGCTCCCTTTAATAATCTACTCAAAACACTCAAAGACACGGGCAAATACCGTGTGTTCAACGATATTATCCGTGAAAAGGGCAAGTTTCCTTCAGCCATGTGGTACGGGCCCTATAACATCAAGAGCATCACAAACTGGTGCTCCAACGATTACTTGGGCATGGGGCAGCACAAAGTTGTGTTAGATGCCATGCACACCGCTCTAGACCACACAGGTGCGGGGTCAGGCGGTACTAGAAACATAGCAGGTACCAGCCACTATCATGTGGCTCTAGAATACGAATTAGCCACCCTGCACAACAAGGCCCGAGCTCTGCTGTTCTCATCGGCCTATGTGGCCAACGAATGGACACTGATCGCTCTAAGTAAAATCATACCCAACATACATTTTGTTTCGGATAGTGAGAACCACAACAGCCTAGTCATTGGCATGGTTCACAGCCGAGCACCTAAAACAGTGTTCCGTCACAACGATCTCAATCACCTAGAAGATATATTAACCAGCATACAACTCACAGGCAATGTGCCCTGTATTGTATTTGAATCAGTTTATAGTATGGATGGCGACGTAGGACATATCCGAGAAATCTGCGACCTAGCAGACAAGTATGGTGCTATGACCTACATCGATGAAGTACATGCGGTAGGACTCTATGGACCCCACGGTGGTGGGAAAGTTGAAGAGCTAGGGCTACAATCCCGTGTTGACATAGTTAACGGTACATTAGGGAAAGCCTATGGGGTCCAA